TGCAAGGGTGCTCTACAACAGTGCCGTTAACAATGAGCTTCCCGCAGGTACCTCCGTCCTTGATGGAGCCAGCACCAACGTTAAAGACATTATCTCAAACTAAACCAGAATTAAGTGATATATTAGACAATGCTAGTGAGAATTACGGTTCTTACTATGAGTTACAAGAACGATATCTTGCTTGGCAAGATTGGTACAAACAACAAAAGAAAATATATGAGGACGTAAAATGAAAAAAGTATTAGCAATTATTATACTTAGTATGCTATCTGGTTGTGCAGCAATGGATGCGTATTTTATGGCAAAATTTGATGTAAATGAATATCAGCTAATTAATGATGTTCGTAGCCTTTCTGAAATAAGCGCAGAATTTTGTAGTAACCAGCAACAAATGGTTCCTATTGTAGATCGAATATATTTAAAAAGTCTTGAATTTAAAAACTATGCCGAATTTATACCGGAAAATAAATCTTCGATTAAATTATCAGAATCGCTAATGGATTTGACTGAACCTTTACACAAACGGTATCACGGTACTGAAAAGATCAGTGAATCATACTGTAAACAAAAAATGTCAATTTTAAACAAATCTGCAACTACGATTGCACAAGTCATAGGGAGTAAACCACGATGAGTAGTACACAAGATATTTTGCTAAACCTAAGCGGATATGAATTTACTAAAAACGCACACCTTGCATCGGTTGCTGTAGAACTTAAAGAACTAACACAAGACTTTGAAATAGGTGATATTAGTGCATCGGAGTACAAAGAACTACTAGAAGATATTTCTACTTCTGGTATTATTGTCGAAGATGCAGCGGCACTGGCTGCACAAACAGAATTAAACAAAATTATAAACACTGCAATCACAATTGCATCAATTGCAGCAAAAGCAATTTAAATAAGGAACGATAATGGAAGAAAAAGAGGATTTTATGACAAAATACTGGCGTCCGCTAATGGCAATGACTTACATGGCAACATGTTTGTTTGACTTTATTTTAGGACCGATTTTATACAATATATTACAATATTATAATCCGGGACAACATGTTGAAATGTGGGTACCGTTAACGTTACAAGGTGGCGGACTTTACCACATTGCAATGGGTGTTGTATTAGGAGTTTCTGCACACGGTCGTACTCAAGAAAAAATTAATGCACCGTCGATTCCAGGAATGGGTAACTTTTTACCGTCGCTGCAAGAACCACCGCAGGCACCTGTTTATGCACCTGCACCGGCTCCTGTTTATGCAGCGCCTGCACCTGTCTACGTAGCACCTGCTCCAGTAGTTGAACCGGCACCTGCAGCAGCACCGGTAAGACGTAGAAAAGCAGCATCGGGTCCAGTTGCTGGACCCGATCAAGCATTATAAGGAACAACTATGAAAAAACTATTAGTATTATTATTAGTAAGTTTGTTTAGTTTGAGCACCGTTGCAGTAGCAGACGCCGAAGTTGCTACTGCACCCGTTGCAAAATTTAAACAAGTTTGCAAAGATGTTAAAGATAAAAAAGGCAAAGTTATCCAACAATGCAAAAAAGTTAGAGTGCATAAAAAGTTCGAAGGAACTGCGATTCCGGCCAAAGCTCCTGTAGTAAAACCGGCAGTACCTGCTAAAAAAGTAACAAAAAAAGCAGCTAAGAAGAAGTAATCAACTCTTGACAGGTCAAGTTTTATAAAGTATAATTACTTTATAGCTTGACCTTTTTATTGAGAATTTAATCATGACAGACTTTTATCAAAAATTAGGTGTGTCTAAAGACGCATCGCAAGACGACATTAAACGAGCATATCGCTCATTGGCAAACAGGCATCATCCTGACAAAGGTGGCGATCAAGCTACTTTTAAAGATATTTCAGTTGCGTACGACACATTAGGCGACCCGCAAAAGCGTGCAGAGTATGATAACCAACATTTTAATCCACACGGGAATTCGCAACAGTTTGGAAATAGTTTTGGCGGCTTCCACGATATTTTTGGACAACATAGTCCGTTTGGCGACATTTTTGGACGTCAGCAAATGCATCGAAATAGGGACTTAAACATTCAATGCCAAGTAACACTTGTTGACTCGTTTATCGGAAAACAAATCGAAGCATCGTATAGGTTACCGAGCGGAAAACAACAAAGTGTTGTAATCAACGTACCTGCAGGTGTTGAACACGGTGACACTATTAAATATTCCGGTCTCGGAGACGATAGCGTGCCAGGTGCGCCTCGAGGAAGTTTAAATGTTACTATAATTGTACAACCTGACCCATCTTTTAAACGAGTACACGACGATGTGTTTGCTGAATTAGAAATTAATCCAATTGAAGCAATAATCGGATGCAGGGAACAAATTAAAAACATCGTAGGCGAAACATCAATGCTAGATGTACGTGCAGGTGTTGAAACTGGTACCGAATTTGCAAAAATGGGCGCAGGATTTACAAATATACACACAGGACGAAAAGGACGGTTTGTAACTGTCATTAAAATTAAATCTTTAAAGGTTACCGATCCGGTTATTATAGAGCAACTCCGTAATATCAATGATCGGCTATCGTAGCATTGACTTTTTTATTAAATCGTGTACAATAACAGTACACTAACAACAAAGGAATAATAATGGTAGAACCAAGCGACAACTTACAAGCAATTTTCGATAAATCAATCGACACCGCTAAGAAATTGCATCATGAATACCTGACAATTGAACATGTATTACATTCAATGCTTCAAGATCTCACTTTTGCTAATTGCATTAGAAGTTTTGGTTCTGACCCTGATCAGTTGTATCGATCAGTAGGCAATTATCTTGTTCAAAAATGTGGTGAGATTACAGTTAACGAAGTAGTAGTCAAGCCCAAAAAGACCCAAATTGTCGAACGTGTATTAAATCGTACATTTTCACAGGTACTTTTTAACGGACGCCAGAAAATTGAACATACTGATGTATTTCTTGCGATGATGAGCGAGAAAAAATCGTGGGCGTATTTTTATATCTGTGAAGCAGGGATCGAAAAAGATCGTTTTGCTGACTTTATTAATAATGCAGTCGAAACAGACGCTGATGAACCAGACCGTACCGTAGTCGGAGAGAGTAAAGCATTATCAGCGTATACTACTAACCTAAATGATGAAGTTAAAAAAGGCAAAGTTGACCCTGTTATTGGTCGAGTCGACGAACTTGAGCATATTTCATTAGGATTAGGTCGTCGTACTAAAAACAATGTTATCTTAGTAGGTGATCCTGGTGTTGGTAAAACTGCAATTGCCGAAGGCCTTGCATTTAATATCGTTAATGGTGCAGTTCCGGACTTCTTAAAAGATTATACAGTATATAATTTAGATATCGCTGCTATGTTAGCAGGTTCGAAGTACCGAGGTGACTTTGAAGAACGATTTAAGGCAGTTCTTAAAGCATTACAGAAGAAAGGTAAAACGGTTTTATTTATCGACGAAGCTCACATGATAAGCGGTGCAGGTGCAGGTAATAGTTCAGCAAATGATCTAGCAAATATGATGAAACCTGCATTGAGCAAAGGCAATATTAAGGTTATTGCAAGTACAACATGGGAAGAATATCGTAAACATTTTGAAAAAGACCGTGCATTAATGCGTAGATTCCAGCGTATTACAGTTGACGAACCAACGCAAGCAGTAACTATGCAGATTCTAAAAGGTTTGAAAAAATATTACGAGAATCACCATAACGTAAAAATTAAAGACGATGCGCTACAGGCGTCAATTAAACTATCTGTAAAATACCAAGCAGATAAAAAACTACCCGACAAAGCAATCGACTTAATCGACTGTGCATGTTCGAGATTTAATTTAAAATTAGCAGATGAGCGGGTTGTCACCGAACGTGAAATTCAGTTTGAACTAGCAAAAATGGTTAGCATTCCTGAAGAACAAATAATGGAGACCGAAAGTGATAATCTTTCTACTCTACAAGAAAAACTTGAAGCCGAAGTTTACGGCCAGGACACTGCATTACACGAAATTGTTGATAAAATTTTAGTTGCACAAGCAGGATTGAAACCGGAAAACAAACCGATTGGTAGTTTTGTGTTTATGGGACCAACAGGTTGTGGTAAGACTGAAACGGCCAGAGCCCTTGCTAAACATTTAGGTACATCTTTGGTTCGATTTGATATGTCAGAGTACCAAGAAAAGCACAGTATTAGTAAATTAATTGGTAGTCCTCCGGGATATGTCGGGTTCGAAGAAAATGCAGGCTTGTTGATCACACAAATTCAAGAACATCCTAATGCAGTGTTATTATTAGACGAAGTCGAGAAGGCGCATCCAGATGTAATGACAGTGTTATTACAGGTCATGGACAATGGATTTATTACAGGGTCAAATGGTAAGAAAGCCGACTGCAGAAATATTGTTTTAATCCTAACTACAAATGCAGGTGCGCAGGCATCTGAGAAAAACAACATCGGATTTGGTACTCAAGCAAAGGAATACTCCGATACCGAGCTTAAAAAGTTTTTAAGTCCTGAATTCCGTAACAGGTTAGACGGGATTATTACATTTAATAAACTTACTAAAGAATCAATGGCAAAAGTTGTTAATAAATTTCTCGATGAGCTACGTGAGCAGGTCAAAGACAAAGCAATTCGTATTAAAACAGATAAATTAACTGTTAGTTGGTTAATTGAAAAAGGATTTGACCCTAAAATGGGTGCAAGACCTTTACATCGTGTAATCGATAAAGAAATTAAACGAGATCTTGCTAAAATGATGTTATTTGGCGACCTTAAAAACGGCGGATGGTTGCATATTTCAGTAGTAGATAACAAAATATTGCTAACTTCTAAACCAAAACAATCAAAAGTTCCTCTGTTAACTGTAGATACCGTAGAAGACGTTATCTAACTCTCACATACTGCAGCTACTTACACAGTAGCTGCATTTCCAAAGCGTTGCCAGTTCGTTGTTAATACGATAAATACACTAATTACAGTCTTTTCTGCTGAAATAACCACCGGAATTAAATATGCGTATTACAGAATTATTAGAAGGCAAACATTTTAACGATCTTGATTTTGTCAGAGACTCGGAAGATGGGCGCGAAATAGATTTCGATCTACCAGAAGATTTAATACATTTTATGAACAGCGACGATCATGTTTATCGTAGACATTTGCATCATCCTGTGCTACAATGTATTCATCAATCAAAAAAGAAGGTTAAAACTAAACCTAGTTTATTCAAACCTGCAGTAGAAAACAGTTATAAACTTTATACTAAAAAGTTTCCAATTCGCGAATTACCAAATGAGCTAGATGAAAAAATGTGCAATGCGATTTGTGAGAAACTACACGAACAAGTTTGTAAAGATATCAGCGAAGGCAAATATAAGGATTAAGAATGTTATTACGTGAATTATTTTATCGCCCTGCCCTTGTAGCCGAAGGTGGCAATTTAGAATTACCAGGCGGACACCAGGCACAGCATATCGACCTAAAAGTTCACGATCGTAACTTTATAGTTCCGTTATTAAATAACTTATTACATTCAATCAATGGCCAGTTTGCTGCTACATATAAAGTTGACCTATGGGATAAAACCTTATTACAAAGCCAAAAGTTTTTAAGTGGTTCGAGTTTACATTTCTTTAATACATCAGGGATTGATGACCAAACGTTTGTTGCTAAAAAACCTAGAGTCGGTGATATTGATACCATGGTTAACAAAGATTTGCGTGATAAACTTGCAGAATTCTTAGTTTCAGTGCAAAATAAGAAAATAGGACCTGCAACATTCCTCGGTTACAAGCCAGGAAACGAACAATTTACAAGTTTATGGGAATTCCATAATCCGCCAATTAAGATTCAAATTGATTTTGAATTTGTAGAATTTGCATTACCTAAACAAGAACCTACAGACTGGGCAAGATTCAGTCATAGTTCATCATGGGAAGATTTGCAATCAGGTGTAAAAGGTGTATTCCACAAATACTTAATACAATCACTAGTGTCATTAAGTAAAAAGGAATTCTTATTAAGAAAATTAGTAGGCCGCGGTAAAGCACGCGCTGAACAAGATGTGCCGACTACTGATAATATGCTAGCATTTGCAGTTAGTTCAAAAGAAGGCGGCGGGTTACGTGCCAAGTACGAACCTGCATTAGATGATAACGGCAAACCTATAGTTATCGACGGCTTAGATGTGATGCGTGCTCTCCCGGCGTCGGGATATGAACAAAATATCGAAAATATGTTTTCGATATTGTTCGGACATAGATTCTCACCAGAAAAAATTGCAAAAATGAGTCCAAACTTTTGGTCATTTACTGGATTATCAAGTATACTAGCATCTGAACTAAGCGAAGAAGAAAGAGCAACAGTTGCAAGAAGTTTTACAATGCGGTTATTTGGTTCGCATGCGCAAGGTTTGTACAAAGGTGATCCAAAAAGAGACGCAGAAGAAAAAACAGTTGCACTTGACAAATTATACCAAGTATTAAATGTTCCACCACTTGAAGATTTAGACCAACTTAAACAGGATTACTTTGCTGCATACAAAGTAGCTGACACCGACACATCTGAATAAAGGAGTTAACATGCAAACTGCTGAAATTAAAGCAAGTCGTAGAAAAGGCGTCGTTCATATGGAAAAAATGAAAGACATTGACTTTTTAGATTTACTTGGAGAACTGAAAGATACTAACAGTTCTCAATTTCACTTGCAAAACATTCCGATGACTGTTAAAGTTGACGGATTGGGACTACGGATCGGCAAAGATGCCAACGGGCAACCGTTCTTTGAAAGCAGTTCAAGTAGCCCTATCCAACAACAAGGTGCATTTAGTGCATTTGCCCAAGCAAAAGGGTTTACTGATCCTGTACAAATCGAAAGAGCTTGTCATTATGACAACTTATACAATCAAGTAATTCGTATAGTTGCATATATTGATAGTCGACTCGGTCCTGAGTTTTTAAAAGACACTAAAGTTCACTGCGAAGGGCTGTACGTACCTATGGCAACACGCATCGGTAATAAATTAAAATTTGTCAGTGTCGGCTATAATCGATTACCTAAAAATGTAACATTAGGCATAGTGCCATTGTTTGTCGAAGTGGCAAGCACTGGCGAATCACACCCTAATAACAACGAAATTAAATTTCAATTAAATCAGCTAGGCACATTTGATAATACGATGTTTATTGATAATACAATTGTATGCAACACTTCGATAGACCTAAGTAATATTGTCAGTGCGTTAGGCGACATTGATGCGTTAAGGGATTTAATTGTTAGCAACAAACGTGCAGCAAAGCAAGAAGCCAGATTGATTATCCAACCTGTAAAAGATCAATTAGCAAAATTTATCGTTAATCATCGCGACGTTATTGGTAAAGATAGACTCGGTAAAGACTTTGAAGGTATTATTCTTTATACCAGTAAAGGACCAATAAAAATTACAAGTCCCTATTTTAAAGATATAATGGCAAATAAAACTCGCCACCCTGCTAATCGACCTAAAGAAGGACAGCAATGTATAGTCACCGGCGGTAGTCTTGTAGGACACAAAGGACATATGGTGTTAATTGATACTGTACTAGCGTTAGCAACTGCACAAAACATAGATCCATACATTTACATTAGCAGCAGTGTAGGTGATGAAGATCCCATTGCAGCAGAGATTAAACTAAAAACCTGGCAAACATTATATCCTAAATTTGCACACTGCTTTCAAATAGTTACAGACGGCGGCTCGATTATGAAAAAAATCGAAAAGGAATTAATCTTTGCTAACGGGTATAAAGATGTCCTGTTAATTACCGGTACTGATCGAGTTGCAGGATTTGAAAAATGGGCAGAGCAGTTAAGAAAACGTCTGGCAAATCCAGCGTTTCCTGAAAACCAAAACGTTATGCTACATGTTAACTCGAGACAGGATTTTAGTGATGCAGAGTCAGAAGTACGATTTACAGATTTAAGAAACATTCTTAAAGACTTAACTGCTACCGAAGAACAACAGCTAACAGCATGGTGTAATGGATTCGATCAAGAAAAATTAGGCCAGGAATGGATTAAATACTTAATGACGGTATCAAAAGATATCATGGGCATTGAGAACAAAAGGAAGTTACATGAGACTTAGAGAAATTATTAGCCTAAACGAAGGCGGAAAGCATCAGCTTACACCAGATGCAAAAAGTAGCATCAAGGGCGCAGTCACTACTCCAGATGCTAATAACAATGCGGGAGATTCTTATAAAAACTATCGTTTTGGTTTAGCTTTAGCAGGTGCTCCAGATTACCCTACAAAATCAACAAATGAAATTGGCGGTGACCCTCTTATTACAACATACACCGACGAAGAATGGGAAATGGTACAGTACGCAGGCAAGCAAGTTAATGTTGGTCCGTTAAAACGATTGTCTTCAAATCGCAGCACTGAACGAGAAGACACCCATAAACAAAGTGCCGTTGCTAACGTTAAGAAAAATAAGTACGGGATTTAACATGAAGATATCAGAGTTAATTAACGAAAATGTAGATAACGCTAGCTCAACACAACACAACAAGAAGTCTGGAAAATCCAATCCAGTCCATGACAATTTTAATGCAGCCATCAAAGGTATGCAAACATACCCAGGCGGCCATAGTTACTACGATATGTACCGATTTGGCGTAAGCATGGCCGGAAACTCTCAGGACGGTAACGGCTTCTCGGCATCGGGCCCAGTAGGAAATCAACTTGCTACCCTTGCATACACTGATGCCGAACAAGCAATTATCAATAAAAGTGCTAAGACAATGAAAATGCCCGGAAAACAGTTAACTTCAAAAGACAGTATCGAACCTACTGAAACTCATACCTCAAGTCCGGTAGCAAAAATTAAAAAAAATAAATACGGCGTATGACAATTAAACAATATAGAATAACAACATGGGATATCCCACAAGACAGTCCAGACGACTGCTATCTTTCTCCTGACGATCCTATACATGAATTAAAAATTACACAATCACTTGGTGGGTTAGGTGCGCACGAAAGACTTGCAGAATACCGTGCAAAACAATCTGAACAAAAAGCATTTAGCGACGAACGTGGCAAATACCAACGTGAAAACAATATCAGACCTGGTACACCTGCATGGTTTGAACTATGGCGTTCGAACTCTACTAATAATTGATCACACAAAGGAAAAGAATTATGTTAACAGTAACTGCTAATGCAGCAATACAAATCAAAGCAATCTTGGCAAGTGAGCCAAATGGCAAGTACGTGAGAGCATATATCTCAGGGGGCGGATGTGCCGGGTTTAATTACGGATTTACTATCGAAGAAGAAAAAGAAGAAGATGATACCGTTATAGATAATGTAGTAGTTGATGCTATCAGTATGGGGTATTTTGACGGTTCGACTATAGATTACACATCTGATAAACTAAAAGGGTCACAGTTTGTAATAACTAATCCAAATGCCAAATCAACATGTGGATGCGGTAGTAGTTTTTCGGTATAGGGTAATAGCATGAAAATATCAGAATTACTTAGTGAATCAGAGACTGCAGGTGCAACCGGCAGTAGCGCAATTGCATCTGTACCAAATCCACACATTAGCCCAGGTAAAGCCCGGGGTAAAAAATCATATACAGGTAGTATGGAAACAGGAAGTGGTACTAAAGCACCTCCTCAAACTCCTCCTGCAAGACAAACCCCAGCCGATAATGCGCTAGATATGAAGGGAGTCAGTCTTTTTGGTGGTAAGACCATAAAAAGATAATAAATATAAGATAACGGAGTTTATCATGAACAAAGACATACAATTAGAATTTCAAGACATGCCATCATTAGGTGGCAATGTAATCGGTGGTACTACAGGCGGAGACACCGGAGATCGCGAAGGCGAAATGGCAAAAGCTGACTTGTTCAAGTTAGCAAAATACAGCTATAAATTATTTAAAAAAATCCAAGATGAAGATCAGTTTGAATCTTGGGTGCAAGCTAAAATCACCAAAGCTGCGGATTATATTGCTAGTGTGTATCACTACTTAGAATACGAAATGAAATTTAGTGAGTATGGCGAACAGTTAGAAAACAGTGATGTATATTCAGAAAGCGAAAAACGCGAACTTAGAAACAGACTAGTAGAAGCTAGAGGTGCATTAAGAACTCTTAAATTAGCACAGGCTGAAAAAATTGATTTACGTGAAGGCACTAGTATGCTAAGTGAATCAGCAGCCAACTTTGATGCGTCTGATCTTAAAGGTTTAGAAAATATTGGTGATTTAAATGAATTAAAAAAACAAGCGTTTGCATTAATTACTAAACCGTCAAAACGCCCAATGAAACCAGAAAAAGTGCAATATGCTAAAAATCAATTAGCTAACATGAAAGCACCGGCACAAGTTATTGCATATATGTGGCAACAACTACTAGGCGGTGAAGGCATGCGAGTAATTGGCTCTAGACATAGTACTGCTCCGAGTAATTACTCTAAAAGATTTGACGAAGGGTTAACAGATCCATGCACTACATGCGGCGGAACAGGCCATGTTGAAAAACAAATCCCAGAACGTGCTAAAAAACTAGTTGACAAACATAAAAAATTACATAGCTTCATTGATAAAAAATTCCAAGATTTAAACGGCAATGGCATTGATGATAGATTAGAAGGCAATAAAGAAGTCGACGAAAACTGGGACGAAGATGATGACGTAAGTCGTGCTGATCGCGAATTGAAAAAATTAGGTAAAAAACCAATTCCTGCTGCAAAAATCAATACTGACAAAGACAAAATCAAACGTACTAAAAAAGATAGTTCTGAAGAA